CATTTGGTCAAACTGAGTGCTAAACTTATCGGTAATCATTTGCTTTTGTGCCGATGCGCCCGAGAAGATAAAGCTGAGGTTATTAAAAAAGTCGGCAGCACCTTGTACTATGCCGCTTTTAAACAGCAAACCACCCCAAGCCTCTTGCAGGTCTTCAACCGCCTTTTTTTGGCGGTGCAATGCACCTGCCATACTATCGGCAGCAGCAGCGCCCGAGCCACCGTATTGCTCTTCAATATTATCAAGTATAAGCTTTTGCGCACCAAAAAGGTCGTTTTGCTTAACAAGGTTTTCTATAATTTTGCGCTGGTCTTCGGTAAAGCCAACACCCACACGGCGCAGGGCTGTTAAGCCTTGTATCGGGTCGTTAAGGGCTTTGCCCAACATAATGGCGCTGCCCTGCAAATCGCCACCAAGGCGGGTTGCCAAATCAATAGCAGCCTGCTCGGTACGTTTAAAGTTGGTGCCGGTAATGTTGGTAAATGTTAAAAGCTGCGCTTGCAGCTTCATTACTATCTCATCGTCGCCAAAAAGGCTTTGGTTGCTCAACCTATCTGCATCAGCCAATAAGCTATCAACCGTTTGCCCGCTAACGCCCCGGGTAGAGCGTAGGCCCGCCTCTATTTGTTTGGTTGCATTATCAGCATCGGCAGCAGCTTGCATAGCCCCGCTTGTAAATGTTGTTAGTGCATTAGTTGCAAAGCCTGCCACAAAACCACCTACGCCGGCTAACACGTTGCCGCTTATACCAAAGCTACTTTTGATTTTATCGCCAAAGCTCATGGTTTTTTTATCCAACCCATCCATGCTGCGCTCGGCTTGGTCGGCATGGCGTTTAATGCCAGCCAGCGGGGTACTAACCTTGTCGGATAGTATCATGTTCCACTGTGTATTTAACTGGTCTGTTAAAGCCATTTTATTTGCGGTTTACCATCAGCGCAGCCATTACACTATCGGCTACTGCATTGGCTATTGCTTTTGCATTTCTATCTTCAATATACCGTGCCTTATCAACGTACAAAGCCCACTCCTTTGCAGGAAGGGCTTTGCAACTTACCCCTGAAAAGTAATGCTCAATAAGAGCGTTACCCTGCTGGATTTTACTAAGACTGTTGGCACCTGTGCCAGCCTTAGCTATAAGTTTTTTATGTCGCCCTCCAGGTCGTCTAAAACCTCGTTAAGCTTTTGCCCTGCTTTGTTGCACCATTTTTGGCCTACGGCTGTTTCGCTTTCAAAAACCTTATCTGCCGCTACTTTGGTAGTGTTGAAAAGGGCTATAAACGCGCTGTAGCTGTTTTTGCCTACTTTGGATAGGAACATATCCATAGCATCCATGTCGGGCGTTTTGTGCAGGCTTTGGTAGGTTTCGCCTGTTTTGTTGCTTTTTAGGGTAACAAGGTGCAAATCGCCATGCTTGGCTTTTAGCTGGTTATACTCTAACTCGCTCAACCCACAGGGTTGTTTTTTGTCTTCAGTAGTCATTTATCAGGGGGGTAATAGGGTTTACTTAGGGTTACAACTGCGCGCCGTATTTAATGTGGCCCGGTAGTATGTTTAGGGTAATAACCTCGTTTAGGTTATCAACCTGGTTGTCTTGCGGCTGGTCTGTAAACTCGCAAAAGCTTAGTATGTCAGTTACATTTTCAACGCCCGCGTTTTTGGTTACGGTAATAACAAACGGGGGTATGTTGGTAATGTCGCCACCGGCGGCATCAACAATGCGGCGGTACTCCTTCAGCTCTAAAGTAATGCTGGCGGTATGCTCTTTTTTGCCACGGCTGCGGCTAACAGGCAACGTGCCTGCGCCGTAGTTGTTTTGCTTAGCCTGGGTAGTGTTATAAGCAATAGAGCGGATGCCCTCTATAGTTACACCCAGTAGTTTTACTTTTATGCCTACCCAATCGTAAGCGCGGCCATTTACCTGTGGTACTATGCTGCTCATATTAAGCGTTTATAAGGCCGTAGCCAATGTTTATAGTTAGGTTGCGGGTTGTGCCAACGGGTGTAATGCCAATTTCAATATCAACTTCACCTGTGGCATTAACATCTTGTGCAGGGTCTATGTAGGCGTTGCAGTTGCTTATTTCTGTAGCCTCTTTCATAGGTTGCAAAGCATTTTCGCCAGCGGCTTCAAGGTCGCCAAGCTCTTGTGTTTGCAGAGTGCCATCGTCGTTAATTAAACGGTCGGCGTTTACTTCGGTAGCGTACACGGCATCAACCAAGCGTACAGCTTTATTCATGGTGCGGCTGTACTCTAAAAAGTTAAAGTCAGATGTAACAAGTGTACAACTTGGGCTGCCTGCTAAGTAGTAACCCGGTAAGTTGCTTACATGGGTTGGCACAATAAAGCCTTTATCGTACAACACGCCTAAGTTGGTAAAATCAACACTCTCTACCGTTGCGCCGCTGCTTAGGCAGGCTTGGGTAAAGGTATCGTCTGAAGCATCTTGCAACTGGCAAACGGGCAGTTTACGGTTGCCCAGGCTTTGGCTAACTTTTACTTTGGCCATAATGCCAAGGGTATCGCCTACGGCTGCATAATCTGCAAAAGCGGCATCAGCATCGGCAACCGCTTTATCTTGGGCAATGGTAACACCTACGTATGGGGCATTTTTGGCGCGCAGGTCTAATACAGAGCCAATAGCCCCGTTAAGCTCGCGGCCTTCTATAATAACCACTAGCGGGCGTTTATCGGCTAAAGCCTCAACAGCAAGTGCTTGCGCCTTTGGTATGGCGGCAATAACGTCGGCATCTATACCCGTGGTAAGGGTTGGGCTGTAGCTGCCCATGTCTGGGTTAAGCACAACACCCAGTTGTTTTATTTTGCCCTGCGCCTGGGTAATAAGTGACTTGGCGTAGGTTAGCGTTTTATCGCACATTTGTGCAAGGGTAGTGCCTTGGGTAACGCCTAACACATATAACGTGCCACCAGGGCAACGTTTAAAAAAGCGGGCTATGTGGTGGTGTACCAATATACCTTCGGCAAGGTCGTAGGCGGCGGTTAAGCCAATATCTTCGGCATCCTTAAGGCTGTTAAACTCATATACGGTGCCAACATCAAAGTTGCCCGAGCCGCTAACATCAACAGCGCCCAATACAAGGCCCGATATGTGGTCGGTACCAGGTGCGCGGCGGCCATTGCCGTTGGTTACATTTATGGTTACTTGTGGTAAGCTCATTTAGGTTATAGGTGTTAAGTGCTAATTAAAAGGGCAATACCTTAAATTTGCGCAATACTTTAATAGTGTAATACAGTGCAAGTGCTATGTTTAAGCCCACCAGCCAATACACCCAACGGGGTACGTAAGGCACAGGGGTGGTTTTAAAGAGGCTGTCTTTATGCTCTTTGTATAGTTTGGTGTACCTGCTTATATACTGGTCTTTGGCATACACCAGTTGCTCCAGCTCGTTACAATTGGCTTTGGCTTTTAGCACCCCATCAACAAGGCTTATACTTATTGATGCGTTGCGGTGGCCTATGGCTTTTGTTTGTGGTATTTCTACCGGCTGCACGTAGTAGGTATCGCGCTCTACAATAACGGGCGGGCAATGCACCAGCGACATTATATAGGCGCTATCGGCAGGTACAACAACGGGTATAGCCCTAACCACCTCGCGCACTATGGTATGGGTACTATCGTGCTTTATTTCTGATGTGTTTTGCTGTACCTTAGTTTTACACGCCGTTGCCATGGCTGCTATAAGCAACCCTAACAATAACGCGTATCTAACATGGAACTTTAACACAGCAGCAGAATGGGTTTAGTCTAGTTGAACTACAGCGCCAACAGCCTCAAAAATGGCTTTGGTTTTGTTAAATACAAACGCCTGGCATTTGGTTTTACCGTTGGCGTTGGTAATTACCGGGGCGTTAATGCCTGTACCAAAGGTTAAGGTTTCGGTACCTGCACCAAGGCTGCTAACGTGTAACTCTGCGCCATCTTCAAGCTCAGGGTCAATAGTTAGGTTAAGGGTAGCGTTGCCGGTAATGGCAAGGTTTAAAATGGTTTTGTTGTTTTTTGGCGTATAGGCAATAGAGCCTGTTACTGTGCTAATGGTTGGGCTATCTGCGGCAGCAAAAGGCCACTTGTATACTTCAGACATATTATAGTCGGTTTAATTTTGGTTTAAATGTTAATTAAAGAGGTTGTATTTTGGGTAACCAGGTACGCCTTTTGTTTTTTTCATTACAATGCCGCGTTGGTTGCCCTGTAAATCGTAGCTAATGTGTACCCATTGTGGGTTTTCGGGTGTGCCATGCTCCAGTATCAACTGGTCAAACTTTAAAGTACCCTCATCATGCATAAGCTTTATGGCTGCCACTAACAAGTCGTTACGCTCTACGCCATCAACAAACAAATCAATATCGGCGGCTTCGCCTTTAATGTGTTGGCTTGTAGGCTTGCTACCTACCGCGGTGTTAACTGCGGGGCTGCGGTAACCGCTGCGCACCTTTATGTAGCTATCGCTACCGTACAGTTGGTCGCACTTATTGGCAATTGGCTGTAGGGTATTTTTGCAAAGCTGGGTAAGGGCATCAACTATAATATCCGATGGTTGGTACTGGGCTTTGTATTTAGCCAACATGTCGGCTTTAATATTGGCACCTGTGCCTTCCTTTTCAGCAACCTTTTTATACCCTTCGGCGGTGGCGCTAAAAAGCATCTCGCCCAGGGTAAAATTATCGGTTAGCTTATCGGTAAGTTGCATGGTTATGCTTTATCTTCGGGTTTTTCGTCTTTTTTAGGCTCTACTGCTTTATCAGCTTTGGCAGGCTTTTCGGCTTTGGCTGGCTTTTCAACCTTAGCCTCTTCTTTTTTAGCAGGCTCAGCAGCCGGCTCTTCGCCAAGTATCTCGGCAATTTCGGCAGCGCAATCTTCGCGAGATACTAAAAGGGCTTCGCCTTTTTGTTTCTTTTTAGCCATGTAGCGCTCAGCTTCGGCCTTGCCAATAAAAGCCTGGCCATTTACGGTTACACCGCAGCTTTGCATTTCGGGGTTTGCAGCCAATACTGCGGCGGCAACCAGTAAAATGTTTTTATCAATTTTTGACATAACTGCCAGGGGTTTTGGTTTTAACATATCCCCCACCCGTAAGCGGGGGATTGTTTATATACTAATGGATAGCTTGGATAGGCTTATTAAACTACTGTTTCAACAATTGGCACAACACCCTCTGCACGCAGCGTAATACCGCCACAACGTACTGATGTGCTGGCAATATCGGCTTGGAATAGTGGGTCGTTTGCTACAGCAAACACTTCTACCTGCCCTAAAGCGCGGGCCACTTGGTCTTGCTGCCAGCAAATACCTGCGCTGTTATCGGTAGTGGCTGTTGCAAAGCTGCTTTCAGTATAGTCTTTTTGTACAGGTGTGGCGGTGTTATCGTATACGCCTACTTTAGAGCGTTTCATAATGGTAAAACCAGCTAAGAATGGCAACTGGCCTGTTTCCATATTTACAAGGCGGTTGTAGTCGGGTGCAGCTACAGCGCTGTCTTCTTGTAAGTCTAAAATCATACGCGGGGTAAGCAATGCGTAACGGCCCTCTTCAGGTATATCGGCATTGTCCATTATCTCTTGTACAGAGCGTAAATCAGCAAGGGTAAGTTTTTTACGGTTACCTGATGCGCCTGCGGCAGATGCTGTGCGGGTTGCACCTGTAGTACGCACCGGGGCAGCGTATGCACCATCTAACCACTCGTTTATAACAATCTCGGCAGATGCTTTCTCTTGTGTGTTGCGGTGGTTTTTCAATACTGCATCAAGGTGGTCGTAGTTAAGCTCGTTAAAGTCTTTTACGGTAATAACCTCGGGCTTGGTAGCGCTGTAATGTAAAGTATAGCTAAGGTCTGTAGCTTCGCGATGCTCTACACTTAGTGGGAACACGCTAGGGTTTTTAACAGACGATGCCGAGTTGGTAAACTTTGGTATGTGTACGGTAGAGCCGCCTGTTACCTCGCTGGTATGGTCAACCGACTTCATTAAGAAGCTATTGTTAGGCCATAGTTTTTCAATAAGGCGGGTAATAAACAAATCAACCGTGTAGGTGGTGTATGCTAAACCGCTACGGGCATTAAAGTTTACGCGGGCGCTTGGTTTTACTGCACAAATTGCCAATATAATAGCCACATAAGCAGCATACAACATTAAAGCAACAGATGCACCTTTGGTAGGCTCGGCACCAATTAAATTGGCAGTAACCATGCCACTAAATGCCATTAAAAGCAAGGTGGCAATTAGCCGGGTTATTAGTTCAAAAAACGATGTTATGTGTTTCATCTTTTTAATTATTCGGGTTTAGTTATTTACTTTTTTGTTTTTCGGTTTAGGTACCAGTCTTTAATGCGTTTGTAACTCTCGTTAACTATTAAGCCGCCTATGGCTGCAACGCCGCCTGTTGCCAGTGTACTTAGTAGTCCGTGGCCCTCTATTACCACTGTGCCAATTACAACCCCTTTTATAAGGCCCGTACTTTTGGCTACTAAGCCTGCTGCGCCACTAAGGGCTGTGGCTTGTAAGTCTGTCACGGTTTACTAGCCTTTGTATTCGCCGTAAAACTTGCCGTGCTTTTCTTTGTACTTAGCCTGGAAGGTTGGCTCGTCCAACTCTTTCAAGGTCATAAGCTTGTTAGCGGCTGCCAAATCTTCGTAAGACATTGCCGCAAGGGTTTCTAACTCGCCAGCACCGGTGCTGCCGCCACCTGCTTTAATTTGTTGGGTTAGCGATACATGCTTTTGCATGTTGGCTACCATTGTTTTAACAGCGGCCAAAGGCATGTCTTTTACAATGGCTTTCATTTCGGCTGTTTTGCCAGGCAACAGTTTACCTTCAACAGCAGCAGTATCAATCAAGCTTTCCTTTTCAGCAGCTTCGGCGGTGGCTTGAGCAACTTTCATCTCAGCCAATTGGCTAATAGCTGTTTGACCTTCGGCTACCTTTGCAAGCACTTGCTCGTCGGTAGCGTTTTCATCAAGGTTTAAAGTCTTTTTAAATTCAGTTGTGAACATAGGTTCGTTGGTTTCGGTTGGTTTTGGGGAAAGCATTACCTTGTTAAGGGCAGTTGCAAGCATTTCGGGCGTTTCGCCGTCTTCAATTTCTATAGCTGATGCGCTGGCGGGTACCGCAGGGCTTTCAATAATCTCGGTAATAATGCCATGTGCCAGGCAATACTCAGCGCCAAAAAAATGGTCGCTGCCATCAAACCAATTGGTTTTAACAAACTCTACGGTTTGGCCAGTACGCTCGGCGTAAATGTTAATAATTGACTCTTCTAAAGATGCAAGGCCGGCAGCCTCGCTTTTAATATCGTCGGCATTGCCAACAACTCCAATTTTAGGGCGGTGTACATGGAACTGGCTAAGCCTGTCCATTTTGCGCTTTTCGCCTGCCAAAAACAGCATACCCGACATGCTGCCAGCTAAACCTTCTATAATAGTAATGGGCTTAGCGGCTAAAATGGCGTTGTAGGCTGGAATGCCCTCGTATATAGAACCGCCATAAGTAGTGCGGAATATTATTGCCGGGTTACTTTCAGTAAGGGCCAGTTGCTCTACGCGCTGGGTTAAGGCATCAGCCTCGTTACCCTCTGCACCAATATTGCCCGTTACCACCATAGCCATAAGAGCCATTTTGGCAGACAATTTTTTGTATTTAGCGACTGTTGACAAATGCCTTTTGTAAAAGTATGCCACAAAATTGCGCCTATAATTAGGGGTAAAAAAATGTTTGTCATACTAAATGCCATTTTGTCATATTGCAAATACTGCCATAATGGCATTTGCAAAGACAAGTTCTTTTATAAGGTAAAAGGGTGGGTTAATTTTGGGCTATGGTTAGAAACAAAACAACCACAGTAAAAGCCGCCAAGGCAAAACCTACCCCTGTTGAGGGTAAAAAAAAGGGGCGCAAAGCCAAGGCCGACATTGAGCGCCTTAAGCCCGCCGCCATGCAGCTTTATTTGCTGGGTAAAACCTTTAAAGAGATAGGGCCGCTTGTTGGTGTTGACGAAAAGTACATTAGCAAATGGGCCGATGCCGAAGGCTGGAGCGCACACCGCGCCGTTATAACTACCAGCAAACCACAGCTACTTAAAAGCCTGTATGGCCAGTGCAAGGCAATGACAGATGCTATTGATGCCAAGCCCGAGAACGAGCGCTATGCCGATAGCAAACAAGCCGACAGCCTTATTAAGCTTACCGGCGCAATTAAAAACTTAGAGGGCGAGGCTAACATTAGCCAGGTTATAGAGGTTGGGATATCCATCGGCGATTATTGCGCCAACTTTAAACCCGAGCATACGCAGGTAGTGGTTGATGTTTTTCAAGCATTTTTAACACACAGGCTTAGTGGCAACAATTAGCAGAGAAGATAGCAACGCACTTAAGCGGTGGGATAATTACCGTAAGCAGGTAATTAACTCTACCACTATAGACCTGCGCGAAACCGAAGCGGAAAAGCAAGCTCGCATAGCCCGCCTGTTAAAAAAAGGTAACGAGGTAGAGGCTTTTAAATATTACTTTCCTAACTACGCAACTGCCGAGTTTGGCGAGTTTCATAAACGCTACATCAAAAAAGTTACATCTAACAACATAGGCATTTTTGTTGCTGTGTGGAGTAGGGCCTTGGCTAAAAGCGCTGTGGTAATGATGCTAACATGGTTAGAGCAACAGCGAGGCAACGTACACTGTACCATTTACGCCAGCTACAACCAAAAAACAGCCATAAACCTACTGCGCCCGCTTAAAATAAACCTAGAGAGCAACCGCCGCATTATAAACGACTTTGGCGTACAAAAGGGCGCTACCTGGAGCGACGACGAGTTTATAACAGCAGGCGGCGTAGCCTTTTATGCTTTTGGCGGCGGGCAAAGCCCCCGCGGTATACGTAACGAGGCTTACCGCCCCGATTGGATTGTGCTTGACGATATGGACGAGAGCGAACAAAGCCGCAACCCAAAACGCGTTACCGATGCTGCCGACTGGGTGTTTAAAGACCTTATACCAACCTTTGGCCCCAAGGGCGGCAGGGTGCTTTGTGTAGGCAACCGCTTTGCTAAAGATATGGTGCTTAACAAGGTTGCCGAAAAGGCCGACTATATTGAGCAGGTTGATATACTTACCCAAACCAAAGAGATTGACAACGCCGAGATTAAACGCCTGGGCAAGTTACTTGATACCGCCAAGGGCAACGAGCGCAGCCTTATTGAAGAGGCTATACGTTATTTAGCTGATGGCTACCAACCCAGTTGGCCCGAGCATTACACCATGCTTGATGTAATGTGGAAGATTGACAAAAGCGCCAGCATGCGCGCAGCCCAGGCCGAGTATTTTAACAACCCTATTGTTGATGGCACAGTGTTTACCAACGAGATGTTGCAAGACAAGGCCATGCCTAAGCTTAAAGACTATAGCTACATAGTTGACTACCTAGACCCTAGCTGGAAAAAAACCAGCACCGCCGACACCAAAGCTTGGATAAGGGTTGGCTTATACAAAGGCGAGTTTCATATTATAAAAGCCTTTTGCGGGCTTGCCAGTATGGACGAGATGTTTAACTGGGGCTACCAGCTATACAAAGAGGCGTTAGACGCTGGCGTGCAAACCAAAATGTACATGGAAGATGTATTTGCCCAGGGCATTATACTTGATAACATGACAGCTTTTGGCAAGGCTAAAGGTTTTATACTGCCCGTTATGGCCGATAAGCGCAAAAAGCCCGACAAAGACCAGCGTATAGAAAGCATTAGCGGCTACTTTGAACGGGGCAACGTGTTTTTTAATGCTGCCGAAAGCAACAACCACCACATGAAACGCTTGAAAGAGCAACTACTCGCTTTTCAGCCAGGTGTTAAAAGCCCCAAAGACGGCCCCGATGCTTTAGAGGGTGCTATGTTTTTGCTGATACAAAACAACATTACTGCGGATAACTGGATTGTTGGCCGCGCAACCGATAACAACCGACTGTAACTATGGCCTACATAGAAAAAACCGACCTTAACCGTGTCTTTGTTAGCGAAAGCCGCATAGACCTTATTACTGCTGATGACAACGGCGACCCGCAAGACTACATTTGGGAAGAGGCCGTTAACACCGCCATTGCCTATATGCGCGGCAGCTTAGCAGGCCGTTACGATGTAGCCAACATATTTAACCAAACAGGCAGCAACCGCAACAACGGCGACGGGGCCATTGTATTAGCCAACACCCTTACGGTAGCCATGTGGCACATCTACAAAAAAGTAAGCCCCGACAAGGTACCCGAGGCAATTATGCAAGAGTTTGAAAGCATACGCCTATGGCTTAAAGGCATTAATGAGTTTAAAATAAACCCCGACCTGCCCGTTAAAACACTACCCCAGCAAGACCAAATACTGTTTGGTGGCGATACCAAACGCAACAACCCAAGCCTATAAATGAGCATCAAAGCAACCATAAAAAAGGGCGATGCAATGCCCGAGCGCAGCAGCAACAACACCGCGTATGTTGCCAACAAATACCCAAGCACGCGCATTTTTACCGATTTGTACGTTGTTAACGCGCCGTACCGCAGTCAGGATATTGCCCGGTGGAAACGTGCCTTAGATGCCGCACGCAACAAATACAACCCAAGGCGCGACTCGTTACAAGATTTGTATAACGATATTGCGCTTGATACCCAAATAATTACCGTTATAAACAAACGCACCATTGGCGTTACCAACAAACGGTGGAAGTATGTGTTGCCCGATGGTACTGAAGATACCCAAATAGCCAGCATGGTAATTAACAAAGGCTGGTTTAGGGATATTTTAAAAGAGCATCAAAACGCCTTGTTCTTTGGGCCTAGCGTTATGGAGTTTCTGCTAGAGGGTAGCGAAATAAAACAGGTTGAAACACTGCCCCGCGAACATGTGGTACCCGAAATGGGCGTTGTGCTTAAACAAACGGGCGACAGTGTTGGCTACAGCTACGTAAACGACCCCACCATTATACCTTACACCATGCCTATTGGCGAGGCTGAAGACCTTGGCATGCTACTATCTATGGCCGTGTGGGTTATATACAAACGCGGCGGCATGAACGCCCTAACCAAGTTTTGCGAGCTGTACGGCTTACCTATGCGCGTGGGCTATTACAATGGCTACGACGATAAGCAACGCCAAAAAATGGCATCGGCTTTTGAAAACCAAGGCGCTAACAGCTATTTGGTATTGCCCGATGGTAGCAAGGTAGAGTTTATACAGCCACAAGGCAGCCAAAGCGGCGATGCCTTTAAGCTTAATATGGATATTTGCGATGCCCAAATAAGCAAGGCAGCACTTGGCGGCACCATGACAACCGACAACGGCAGCAGCAAAAGCCAGGGCGAAGTACACGAGCGTGGCGAAGACGATATACTACTATCAGACATACGCAATATTGAGGTGTTGCTAAACGAGGTGCTGGTAGAAAAACTCAAAGGCTTTGGCTACCCGTTAAAAGAGGGTGGCCGCTTTGTTTGCGACCTTACCCAAGAGCTTAACCTTGCTGCCCTTGGCGATTTTTTAAGCAAAACAGTACCGCTGGGCTTTAAGGTGCCAATGTCGTACATATACCAAAAAGGCGGCATACCTGCCCCTAAAGATGGCGAAGAGGTGCTAGAGGCAATTGCCCCGCTTATTAGCCTGCCCGCCAACCCGGGGGCCGACAACCCGCCTAACAACAAGCCACCGGCTACCCCGCCAAAAAAGACTAACGCTGCTATGGCTGCCGCCAAGCTTAGCAGCAAAACCATGCAGGCGGTAGATAAATTTTACAGCGCAGGCAACTGTTGCACGCCCACTATGGCTGCCGAAGAGCCACCAATATCTAACTACGATAAGATACTGGCAGCCCTGGCAAAACGCATACACAACGGCGACGATATATTGGTTGACAAAGCCCTGCTGGAGCAAACCGCAAAAGACCTTTTAAACGCACTTACAAACGGGTTTAATAATGGTTTAAACGATGTGTTGACTGATAGCGACCAGGCGATACTAGACCAGCTAACCAACAACATTTACCAGTTTAGCGGTGCCAAAACCGTTGCTCAGGTTGACGATATAAAAAACCTACTCTCTGATGCCAACGGCAACGTGCGCAGCTTTACCGATTTTAAGCAGGCGGTATTAACACAAATTAACCCCAAATACAACCAAGCCTACCTTGCCACAGAGTATAACACCACCCTTGCCACAGCCACCGAGGCCGCCCGCTGGCAAAACATACAGCGCGATAAGGATGCCCTACCCTACCTACGTTTTGATGCTATACTGGACGAGCGTACAAGACCCGAGCATGCCGCGCTCAACGGTACGGTTAAGCCTGCTGACGACCCGTTTTGGGACACCTACTACCCACCGCTCGACTGGAACTGCCGCTGCACCACCCAAAGCATTGATGCCGACGAGGCCGATAGCGCAACCCCTACCGACCCTGCTATGTACCCCGAGGTAAAAGACTTGTTTAAAAACAACGCAGGCAAAAGCGGCGAGGTGTTTACCGATAAGCACCCTTACTTTGATACCGTTACCAAAGCCGACCAAAGGGCTATTGACAACACCATTGGCGATATTGAATAGTAATGAAAAAGCAAACAGGCCCTACACTACCCGTATTGCAAAAACGGTTTAATGCCTTTAAAAAAGCATTACCCGCCAAGGTGGCAAACAAGGCACGCAACTTTTTTGTTGATAGCTTTAGGCGGCAGGGCTTTTTAGGTAGCAGCGGTTTAGAAAGATGGCCCGCCCGCAAAGCTGCCGACAAGGGCAAAAGCCGCAGCATACTGGTGCAAACAGGCGCACTACGCCGCAGCATGATGGCTACGCACACCATAAACACCGCCAAGGTAGCCGTAGTAGGCCCAGCCAAAAGGTATGCAGGCATACACAACAACGGCGGCGAGGTTAAAAACAAAGGCGGCCAACCCTATATGGTGCTACCCGCCAACAAGGTAAGTACCGGCATAAGGCGGCGCTTTCCACGTAAGGGCGATAAGGTAATTGTGTTTTTAAAGAAACGCCCCAGCTATGGCAAAAATGTACGCTTTACCAAACCCTTTACCTTTACCATGCCCAAGCGCCAGTTTATAGGCAACAGCACCGTGCTAGACCGCCAACTGCTGGTTATGGCTAATAAAGACTTACGTAAAATAATAAACCCCTAACACCTACACTATGCAAGGCGATTTTTATTTATCCATACGCGACCGTTTACGTACCGAGGTACCCGGCATAAAGTTTTTTGACATTTACCGCCAGCAGTTTGAGGCGGGCGACGATGGCAATGCACTACCTGCGCACCGCCCCTGTGTACTTATGGAGTTTGGCGAAGACGAGATAATAACCGTAGGCAACAGGGTAATGCGCATTAACCAGCCCTTTGCCCTGTATGTGGTTACCGATACCGTAAAAGAATGGAGCGCCGAGCAAAGCGATGTACTGCCCGCTATAGAAATAGATGCGCACAAAGCCATTTGCAATGCCATTAAAAAAGCATTGATTGGATATAGAGGGCCTGATGGTAACAATATGTACCATAGCGGCATATTGCAACGCAGCGGGGGCAAACCCCTAACCATACGCGGCCCGCATATTTTTACCACTATGCTGTTTTATTGCCAACTAACCGACGACTCTGCCAACACCGCAGGCAGCGCTAACACCAAAACCATAACCGGCATAAACACCATTGTTGATTATGGCGTACCACCGTTTAGCTCATAAAAAAAGCCCCTGGTTAAAGGGGCTTTGCTATTTAAAACAGTTGTAAATATAGGTAACGTATAATATTGGCGGCTATCGCTATGGCCATAAACCATAAAAAAAGGGAACCAACAATGCCGTAGCGCTTGCGCCAGTTGTAGTTATAATCGCCTTTGCGGTAGTTTTTACGGGGCATGGTTATGCTGCTAAGTTAGTAAGATAAAATACTTCAGCCATGCGTTGGGGTATTATTGGCGTAACGCTGTTGCCTATAAACTTGTTTTTGTCGGCTTGGTTGCCTACCATTTTATAGGTATCAGGGAAGCCCTGTATGCGTAGTTTTTCTTCAATGGTAAGCATGCGCATTTTAATGTCTACTATACCGTAAGCGGCCATAAACTCTTTAATCAGGCGCATGTACTTATCGTCGGTATCGTTTACCAAAATACCAATCTGCCCTTGCTCCACTTCTACCAGGTGCGGAGGTGCTTTATCCATGCGGGCTATTAACGTAAAACAAGGCTTTTCAATATCGCCTTTGCCCTCAACACCCCACTGCGGGTTTAACAAGTAGTAATACCTGCGGCTACTTACCAATGTTGGTGCGGGGCTATCAACACCATTGCCATTATTGTTAAATTGAAAGTTAGACAACCAAGGCTCTGCAACAACTAACTCCTTTTCTTTTTTAGCTAACAGGGTTGGCGCAGGCTCTTCAATTGTATGGTTGTGTGTTTCGGGGTTGAACTGGCGGTTTTGTATCCATGCTGCACCCTCGGGTTGCACTATACTCATTTTAGAAACGGCTGTTAAACTACCACCGGGTTTATCTATGCTTTGTGCAAAGCCGCTGTTGCTAAAGTCGCGGTAGATAAAAGGGGTAATTAAACTCTTTGCATCCTTAGTACGCAAGGTTGTAATTGGCTCGTCTAACCCTGTTGTATAGCCGTTGCCATAGTAATTATCTACAAACTGTGTGCTTACAACCATTGGCTGGTGCGATACTGTTAATGTTGGGCAAGGGCCATCAACGCTTTGGGTACAATTAACCATGCTGCCATCAGTGCGGGTACTCATATACTTAAGCATAAACGCCTCGTGCTGCTTTTTGCCGCCGCCAACAAACTTAACAAGGCCGTGGTATATGCGCTCGTGTGTTTTGTCGCTTAAGGGTTTCTTGCGGTCAAAAATAGAGTTGCCAACTATATCAAGGTCTAACACCTCGCGTACCGGTTTCCACTTTTGCAGGTTGGTAAACATGCCGCCTTTGTGCGGGTTTTTAGCGTGCGATGCTTCGGGCCATACAATACTTAAACCCTGCTTTACAAACTGCCCAAACAAACGGTTGCGGCTGGTGTGGCCACCAAGGTCGGCGGTGTTAATTTCGCGCCACTCCATGCTGTAGCCATAGCTTTGTATGTGGTTGCACCAACGTATAAAGTCGCTGCCACTGCGTTTGCTAATTGGCTTGCCATTTTCGCACAGCGGCCCCCAACTCATAAACTCAACCACATTTTCAATCCACAACATATCAGGGTTTAATGCTTCTATGTAACGGTATAAATGCTCTGCCAATGTACGGCTATCCGCATCGCGTGGTTGGCCACCTTTGGCACGGCTAAAGTTGGTACACTCTAAACTGGCCCACAAACATATTTTAGTGTCCGGCTCGGTAGCACGTATGTGCTGCACTTTTGCTTTAAGGTCTGAAAGGTCTAGCACCCGTATGTCTTCAATATAATGCAATGCGCTTGGGTGGTTAGCCTCGTGGCTTTCTATGGCTTTCGGGTCGTGGTTAACGCATGCAATAACCTCGGCAATTTTATGGCCGTTGATGCGGGCATTTTCTATGCCGGTAGTGGTGCCGCCAAAGCCGCAAAACAAATCAATTACTTTAATCTTACTCATATCTGCTGTGTATATTATTAATCTTTATTTTTAAACCATTTGCACCTGATGCGTTGGTAGCCTTCGAGCTTGCAGGCTTTTAGGTTGTATTTACCGGGGTACAGTGGGTTGTGCTGGTTGGTTACGGTTTTATCGTGCTGTGCCTGGTACAGGGCATCGGTAACATGCTGGGCGCTGTACTCTTTGTAGCCTACGCGGGTGGGGTGCTTTGCGCCAAAGCTGGTGTAAAACCATACCACGCCCCAGTTGGCGGGGGTAATGTAAAATGGCCACAGCCACAATAGGGGTTTTAGTAGTTTCATTTAGTTAAAGTTTTCAGGTTTATCAATGCGTTTAAATTCTATACGCCATACGTATGGGTTAGCTTGCCACGATGCGGCACCGTTAATTCTTTGCCATAGTGTTTTAAAACTATGCGTAGCATTATCGGCAATAACATCCCAACCACAAACCTCGTCTATAGGCAGGGCTTTGCCTGTGCGCTCGTCTTTGCCATGCATGTAGTTTTTGTAGCAATGCTCTTTAACATCAGTCATGGCGTATATGTCTTCCACGCCTTCAGCAATTGCATCAGCCTCGCTTATATCGATTAGTGGTTCTATACCTATGCTGGTTATCTGTAAAAACAACCTGGCAGCTTCTTTAGGCATGTGTATGGATGGTTTCCACTTAATATCACCATCGATACCAACATATAACCAAGGGTCTGCCTTGTAAATAAATTCCCAATCGGTACCTCTATCATTAAGCACTCGCGCCCAAGTTTCTCTTACCCAAATAACATCGCCAACATTACCGTATGGGCATTTAACAAATGGGTTGTTGTCGCCTTGGTTATAATTGTACACCACGCCAAGCTCACCACCTCGGTGTTCTACATAGGCAATCATATAAGCTTCAGGGTCGGGCTGTGGTTTTACCGTCCTGCGGGTTTGGGTTTTAGCGCCAGCTAGTATGGCCTGCACCATTGGAGTGCTAAATAATATTGGTATATATTTCATATTAATCAAGTTGTTTTTTAAGTACGTTCCATACGGCATCTTCGGTGTCGTAGTAAAATTTTTTCATCATATAGGGTATTAGCCTATCGTCGGGGTGTTTGCGCACCTTTTTTTTGCGGTAGAGTACATCAGGTATATACTCGGCGCTTTTTTCTTTGTAATATGCCTGCATGTCTTTCCACTTGCGAAGCTCTGCGGGGCTGGTTCCGGGTTTTCTGCCTGCCATGTTTATGGGTTTATAAGTGAGTAGTAGCTTGTTTGGTCTTTGTGTATAGCGGCGGCTATACGGTTATTAAATGTGCGGTTGTAAGGGCTAAGCATATTGTTAGGGTAAAATGTTCGCTCAAAATCGGTAAGCATTAGTGCCAGGGCAGTAGCCTCGTGTGCGCGCAACTGTAGGCTAAACTTTTGTACACCTTTAAGGCTATGCTCTGCCAGCTTAATAAGCAGGTAACGCGCCAGCATATCTTCGGCACTGGGTTCTATTTGGGTAAAGCGTTGGCACACCAGCGCAAGGGCATCGCACTCGCTTTGGTTGGCCAGCTTAAGCTTGTATTTTGGGGGTGGTATCAACATCGGTTATAGTTTGTTGTATTTGTAGGCCGTGTTGCAGGTAGCTGTTGGCCTCTTGTATATAGTAAAACTGCGTAAACTCGTTAAAAGGGTGTACCACGCGCAAGCCATCGGGCGCAAAGCTTTCTATGCCATCGGTTTTTACAGCTACCGCCAGGGCAATCATTTGTGCCGACAGGGCAAACCAATACTCAGGCTGTTGGGGTGTGTAGTTCATTATTTTTTATCGTTCCAGCGTTTTTTACTTAGGTAGGTTGATGGGTATAGCTTTGCCACGGTACCCTTGCGCAAATCGTTATCGTACACCTTTATATAGTTGTAGGCATCAATACGCTCTTTTGGGCTTAGGCTGCCCCACCGCCTTGCCGATGTTTCTTTGTCAACCTTATTGTCGTAGGCATCCCAAAACATATCAAACGTTACCTCGGCTTTTATTTGGGTTATGGTTATGCCTTTGCTTTTTATCAGGTGAAAGTTGTTTACATGCAGCGGCAAAATATCTAACAGCGTATGGTGGCGCTGTGGCTCTAAATCGGCATCAATGCTAAGGGTACGCAGGTAGCCGGTAGCAACATCGTAGCCAAGGGTAACCTCGCCTACAAAACTTGCGCTGGTTAGCACGTATTTATTTGTTAGCGGTTGCATTTTGTATAGCTTTATCGGTTGATGCTTTCATATTCTCAGCCGCTACAATTACCTTGCTTAGCTGTTGGGTTGAAAGCTCGTTTAAATGGGCATTAAAGTTGGTTGCAACCCAGTTGTTTATCCGGGGCATATCGGCAACTAGCTTATCGCCTTTTAGAACTTCCCAACCTATACTGCGGCACAGGGCTATAATGCGTTTGCGCTTGCGGTCTTCGGCATTGTAAATTTTGGTTGGTGTTTGCTGTAGGTTGTATAGGTAGGTATTAAGCTCTACCGCCTCAGCAAAGCTTAACTCGCCAATATGGGTGGTGCGGTTGTTGGTAAACTGCTTTACCATATCGTCTTTACTGCTACACATGTTTTTAAGGGCAGCCAGCACAGGCTTGCTAAACATCTTTTTACGGATGCTTTCTTTTTGCGATGGGGTGATATTCATAGCTTCTAGGGGCTAGGTGTTAGAATGGTAAATCGTCGGTTGAATATTTAGCGGCAATAACAACGCGCTCTTCTTTACGGGTTACCGGCACTTCTACATCGTCAATAGTAGCAACAACCTCCAGCACATCAACCCTTACTTTTACTAAAGCCTTTCGTAGCCTTTTAGCCTCTGTAAGGGCGCTTTGAAAGCTTAAGTGTGCAACGCGAGGCGGTGTAGCACTATCGGCTACCATTACATAAAATGTACTTTTCATTTTTCTGCTGTGTTAGGGGGTTTAACAATATGGGGTTACATCGTCTTTGTTGTTATCGTCGCCATTATCGTGTGTCGTAATGGCTATTAGCAACACGAGTATTGTCATTAGTAACAAAATCATATCTTACTGCTGATTAATTGCTTTGGCGTGGCTGCCGCGCTCAAAAACGGCTTGCATTATTACAGGTATGCCAAGGGTGTGGGCGCGTTGCATTTCTATTTTAGCGCCTTTGCTGCCACCAGCACAGGGCATGGCCATTAGGGCTTGGCACCCATCAAGCGCGGGCAGGCATACGTCCATATAGTCTTGCCAGGTAACGCAGTGGGCGTTATCAAGCTTGCAGGGGTTTACGGGTTCGTAGCCGCAGGCGCGTAGTAGCCTCTCGGCACGCTCAAACTTAGCCTTGTAGTTGGGCAGTAGCTTACCCGTAGCTTGGTCGGTTATGTGGCCGGATATGTAGACTTTTATCATGGGTGCTAATTAGGGCCACATGCAGTCGCATATAGCAGGGTTGTTTTTATCGTTACAATCGGTACAAATAGGCGGGTTAGGGTTAACAGCGCCTACGTTTAATATTTTTGTTTTAGTGTTTTTACTGCCGCAGGCTTTGCATTTTTTGCTACCAGTATCGGGGTTGGTGCGGCAGCATTGCTCACACACTATAAAACTGGCGGGTGTGTAGACTATGTTTTGGCTTAGTACACCATCACACTTGCCACAATCAGCATCGGCATCGCAACCAGGGCAAGGTTGTTTGGTGTTGGTTGGCGTGTTGTTAGTGGCGTTTACACACTCACATACAGTAACAAAACAGCCATTAAACACATACATACCTCCATCTTCTCCGCAGGGGTCAGGTACTGAATGGTAAACTAAGCCCTCGGTACCAGATAGTATGCCTTTGCATTTTTTACAAAACGGCTCTTTATATATACCGCTGGCAAATGGCTGTGTTTTGCCATCTTTAGGCTGAGGGTATTCGCCCATAAGCTCGCTAAGGGCCACGTAGTCTTTTAATGGGGTGTTATCTTGCATACAACAGGGATTTTGTTTACATAGCGGCGACTCGCTTACACAGCCGCCGCATGGGGTTTTACCTATATTACACACTGGCTAAATCAAGTTTTAAATACTCGTAGCTGCCATCAACTTTTCTTACACTAAAGCGGATGTACTTTTTACCGGGTGCGCGGCTAATGCTTTTTTCTATCAACGCTACACCATTGTGCAACAGGACATACTTAGCGCCAGGGTATTTTTTAATTTTACCTACAAGGCTCAGCACGCGGGCGGTATCTAGCTTGCCTTTGTTTTGGCTAAAGGCAGATGTTACAAACTCGGCTATAAGGCTCTCTTCCACATTCTTTTTTATCCACTCGTCAAACAAGTCTTTAGCTTCGGCAATCATTAAATCGTCAAACACAATAGCCTCGTTAATATCAACCTCTATGCGCATGCTGCGGTTGTAGTTGTACCAGCGGTAGTTGCCTTTGCCACGGCCACGCACTTTTACATCAAGGGCTTGGTTTTCGGCCTTTACTTTGGCAATAATCTCGTCGCAGGCACAATCGGCAAACTCTTTAAGGCTTTGCAGGGCAGTGGTAGCAGCCAAGGCTAGGTTATATATTTTAGCGGCGTGTTTCTCTTTTAACTTATCGCTAGGGTATAGTTTAGAAAATGGGGTAAACTCTTCATTTACATCGGCCCAACGCTGGTCTTTACTGGTGTGGAATGTTGGTGTTATTTCTGACATTTTTAAATTGATTTTAAAGGTTAATTAACTATTGATACTTTGTTGTTGTAGTTGGTTGGTATGCTGTACTCTTCGGCCATAATTGGCTTGTGGTACATGGCTGCAATGGCTTCGGCTTGCTCTTCGCGGTATATGCGTATATTTAGCTGGTGGTACTTGCCTATCAGGTGTTCAAACTCGGCCATACTCTCGGCAAACTCAGCCTCTACCAGCAGGTCTTTACGCTCGGCACGCCACTGTTTTAGGTTATTAAATACAGCCATTACTTATCGTTTTTCATTTTTCGTTTATCATTAGCCACCGGCGCAAGGCTGTCTATGTACTCGCCTATAAAGTTGGCGTAGGCGTGTTGCAGTATGTGGCCGTGGCGCAGCTCGTTGTTTATCCATGCTTTGTAAGCCTGTGGCAACACTTGCTTGGCACTTTGGCTGCCCAGTTGGTACTGCTGCACCAAATCAACCTGCATTTGCAAAAAGCGTGTATCTATTAGCTTGCATTGGTACATAAACCAACGCCAAAATATGGGGCTTGCCTCTAGCTCTCGGGCAAAGGCATCGGTATGGCCGTTAGCAGTGCATTGGCGACTTAAAAACATAAGTCCGCGCTCGTACTGGTAGCCCTCAAAGGTGGCAGAGTCTACCCCATATATACCGGCTAATAAAGCGGTGTTTTGGGCTTGCTGCTCAATGGTTTTTTGGGTGGTATTCATTTTTGTATTGTTTCAGGGGTTTTTAGTTAGTTTGCTTTTGCCATATCCCAATACTCGGCGGCTTTCTCGGGCCATACATCGTAGGGTGCGCCACCGCCTGCGCGGCTGCCTTTAACAAATACGCGGTAGCCTTCTACCCTAAGCTTTACCTGACTAAGGCGCACTACTGTTTGGGCGGTGCGGCCATCTAAACGGCCTTTATCTTCATGCACCAGGCATATAAACAGCACATCGGGGAAGTCTTTAAGCATCTTTACAAAGTCGCGGCTGTCAATAAGCTTATCGCCGCTGGGGTCTTTGTGAAAAAAGGTAACCGAGTCTATTACCACAATTTTAGGGGCGTGTTTGCGTTTTAGGCGCTCGGTAAGCTCTTGCATGCTTTCGGCCTTTAGTGCCAGTACGTTGTGGCGGCAGTTGTTAAGGTTGTAAAAGCTGTAGCGGTTTTTAAAGCTTAGGCTGGCTTGCTCCTCGAGGCTGTTGTATAGCACCGGCCCAAAGTTGTTGGCCAAATACTCTACCAGTTGAAAGGCGGCGTGGGTTTTGCCCTGGGAGCTGTCGCCTTGCAGGCTTATGCTGCCTGTCCACTCGGGGCTGCCGATGGTATCTAGCCAAGGGCCATCAAACTGCATAACCTTATGCTTTTTGCGTAGCAACTGGCTGCCGGTAATGGCGTTGTTGTTGCGTTTTTTAGGTTTTATATCTGTAGCTACTGCTGACATATACTTATTGCGGGTTTAAATCTTATTTAATTAGTGTTTCAAGGGTTTTTACTTATTCAGTCTATCGGCTAGGCGAGCCAGCTTTTTGTTTTTAGCGGTAAACACCTGGTTGTCAATTTTTAGGTGTGTCTTAATTTGGCTTAGCACTATCTCAACATCGGCAACCTCGTCGGTAAAGTCTTCAATAGCACAAATCACATCCATACCATCTTTAGCGCGTTTAACCTTGTTTACCGCCTGTATTAACTCTGCGCACTCTTCGGTAATCATATCAAACTGGGCATCAAAACCCCACTTGTCTATCGCCTTTTTGCCAAGTTCTTTTAACTGGCGCTTTTGGTCGTTCTCTTGTATGGTACACATGGCTACTGTAGGTTTAGTTTTTCTACCTCAATGCGGAGGCGGCGCTTGCTGTAGTTAGCTTTGGTAATTAGCTTTTGCATAGTTTTACCATCGGCACCGCGCAGGTTGGCTTGTATTATAAGCCCAGCCTCTATGGTAAACAGGTACTCGCGGTCGGTAAGCTTGTTGTTGGCGGGCTTGTCGCGCAGTATATCTTTCAGTTGCTCGTCGCTAACGGCGCGGGTAAACTTGCGGCCCACACGGTCAAATATTTCGGCGTAGCCTACCTTACGGCCTGTAAGGCGTTTCTCTATCAGGGCGCGCACACCATCGGCACCCATTGGTATAATGGCGCTGGTACCTTCGGCGGCGTTCATCAGGGCTTTAATTTCTAAAAAGCCGGGGGTGTCAAGGTCGCCAGCCTCGTCTAAAAACACTATGCAGCGCACGGTGCCAAGTTTTTCAAAAAGGGCAAGCCTTACCTTGTTAAAGCCACCTTTGTTGGGTATGCCTAAGCCTTTGGCGGCTTGGGTAATCATGTCGCGGCGGTTTTTGTACTTGCTGCAATCAACATACACAGCGTACTTGTTGTGGCGGGCGTACCATTTGGCGCTCTCTGTTTTTTCGTTACCGGCATCGTCTACCACAATTTCGTGGTAACCGTATTGCTGCGCGTATTTAAAGGTTTCGGTAAGGTTTACAAAGCTTGGGGTTTTGGCTGTTACCCAGGGCTGAAACATTAACCCGTAACGCTTGCTTAGGGTGCGCCATTTGCTATCAGATAGTAAATCTATCTCGCCAGCATTAATAAGCCTGCTGTAGTAGCTTTCGCTAATACCAAGGGCGGTTGCATGGTCGCGGTCGTTATCGTACTTAAGCAGCCGCTCTTTTTTTACCTCGGCTATGGTAATCTCTTTTTGTTCTGATGATAGGTTAAACTCCATGTTGTGGGGGTTTTATGCTGTGTTAGATGGTTTACTCTCCTTTTCTGCTTAGTTGTTTAATGCGGTCTTCGTTAAAGCTTAACAGGCTTAAGTCAAACTCGTCGCTCTCGGGCGCTGCTGCCATTACCTGCACCTCTTCGGCAGGCATAACAGTGGCGGCGGTAGTGTGTACCTCTACAATGGGGTGCAGTTGCTCGGCACGGGTTTTTACAAAGCCATCAAAAGCGGCGCGGCGTTTGTTTTGGTCGCCAAAGGCTTTCCAATCGGCAGGGGTGCGCTCTGCAAGAGCCTCGTTGTAGGTGTCAATACGGTTGGCGGTAGTAATAAAGGTGTCGCCCTGGTATATGTATAGTTGGGGTATGGTACCATCGGCATTACGCAGGTAGTAGGCATCAACCTTGTTATTATTGGGCTTAAGCTTACGCAACAGCTCGGGCGCGGGCAGGGCGTATTGGGCATACTGCACCTGTAGCTTGTGGTTGCGTTGCAGGCTTGTTTGGGTAACCTCGCCCAGGTTGCGGGCTATTAGTTGCCAGCTAATAGGTGGGCAGTCGGGGTTTTGGTTTTGCAGTAGTACATCCCACCGGCTAAGGTTAGGGTGTTTGGGGTGCGGCATGTTGTTGTACATGCGTATAGCATGCAGAGCATCGGCAACCAAACGGTCGTAGGTATATGTTTTCTCTACAAACTCGTTGTTTACAAGGTCGCGGTCAAACTGATAAAACTCGTGCTTGGCATAAAAGCGGCCCACCTGTGCGCCATGCAACGGGCGCTCTATGCAATACTTTAAAATGCGGTTAAAATGCTCGGCACGTTTTTGTTGCGAGTTGCCCGGGGCGCACTCTGATACAATGGTACCTAAGTTGCGTATTTTTTGAAAGTATTGGCTGGCAATATGTTGCTCCATTTCAAACTCCATAGGCAAGCCCAGGTTAAACTTGTCGAGCATGGTAAACATGTTGCGCAGGGTAGCCTCAAACAGGGCGGCATCTTTCTTTTTGCTGTGGGCAAAACCAACAATGGCCCCGCTGGCAACATCGTAAGCAAGGTATTGCACTACGCGGGCGGTGCGGCCCTCGCTGTTAATGTATGGGCGCGATAGTTCCCTGTCGTCTAAACTAATTTTGCTAAGGCTAAACTGTGGGGCGTGGCGATGGTTGTGCAAACGGTGTACGCCATTATAACGGTGGCCGCCCATGCGTTTTTTATCAACCACAGCACGGTTGTCGTGTTTGTTTATCCAGTTCCAAACGGTGGTATCGCTAATGGTAATAGGCTGGCCGTTTTTGGTATAGTCGGCAGGGTTAAGCAGCTCGCCCGTTTTAGGGTTGGCAATTTCTTGGCGGCCCGATAAAAATAATGTTATAAGGTTGTGGGTGCTTAAGGTTGATGGTTTGTTTTTCATCGTATAAGCACACATCAACAGCAACTCTATGCGCTCGTCTACCTTAAGGGCGTACTGGTTACCAAAGCGGGCGCTAATCAAACTCTCAAAACCAACCTCAACATAAAGCTTGTAAGCCTCTTGCAGCTTGCGCTCGTTTTTGGGCAAGTCGTGGGGCAGGTTGTTAATGTCGTATACCGATTTTACAGCCTCGGCCATGTTTACCCAGCTAAACTTGTTGCGCTTGCCGCTTTTAGCCCAGGCATCGCGCGTTTTGGTAAACGATGTGTGTATAGCAGCCAGCACATTGGCACTTGCTATGTAGGTGTTTATCTTAGCATCGTACAGTTTGTTGCCCACCAGCGGGTGGTTAGTAAAAAACTGCACAGCGGCAGGGTCTACCCCAATGGCGCTTTTAAAGCCGGTATACTTTGGGGCCTCTTCGGGCTTGCCAAATTTTAAAATAACGGCCTCTTTAATTTTTTGGGGGATAGACGACACCTTAACCAGTGCGGGGCTGCCAAGGCAAGCCTTTTTAACAACCTCTAAATGGCCGCGCTTGCAATAGCTGCTGTAGGTGTTTATCCCAAAACCGCCAGCCTCCATTATTGCCGATGCTGGTATGCACAATATGCTGTTGTGGTGTATATACATAGTTATGCTAATGTTGTTTGCGCCTCGTCTTCAATAAGCAGGTGGTTATCTACCAGTGCTACCTTTTCTATTTGGCGCATTTCTTTAATAAAATTTACTAGCGTATCTAACATGCCTGTGTTGTTTCGGCGACCTTTAGATACTTCCCTTAAATAATCTTTATCATATTTATAGGCTATAGCACAGCGCGTTAAATCGCCATGCCTACTATTTTTTGCTATCCATTCAATCTTATTCATTACTTTGCTGCGGTTTTGTTTGGCAAACATACAAACATATTAGACAAACAACAAAGAAATTAGTCAATATTTTATTAACATATCTTATTTCTTAGACAAATAGGCAAACAACTTAGTTATTAACAATGGAGACATTAAGTTTTAGGCAACGATTAGAGATTGCAATGGCAGATAACGGCCTGCGCAATGGGGGTGCATTGGCTAAAGCAATGAAACTGGAGCGCACAGAGGTTGTATACAGATTGTTAAGGAGCGACGATAATAAACCGTCTTACGATTTTATAGAAATGCTGTACGACGCCCTGCCAAATACCAATATGGATTGGCTTATTAAAGGAAAGGGCGAAAAATTGTCTGATAAGTTAGACTACACCAATACAAATATCAAACAAAGTAGTCAGCAGGTTAATGAGGGTGTTGCCACCTACCTTAAACCAAGCCTTGGCATACCGCTGGTTAATTTTGATGCAATAGCCGGGCTAGGCAATGCTAACTTTAGTATAGATAAGGTTAATATACAAGACCGATACATAATACCCGATTTTGAAAAGATTGATTTTATGATTAAGGTACGCAACAACAGTATGTACCCGCGCTACAACAGCGGCGATGTGGTTGCTTGCCGTATAATTAAAAGCGATAACTTTATACAATGGAACCGTGCGCATATTGTAGGCGCTGGCGACCAAGGCTTGCTGCTAAAACGCATTATGCCAGGCGACACTCCCGAAACCGTACAACTTATTAGCGACAACAAAGACTACCCGCCTATTATATTAAACCGTAAAGACATACACGGCCTTGCCCTGATTGTTGGCACCATACGCTTAGAATAACCTAAACACACAAACCATGAACACAAAATTACTGCTATTTGCCTCTGCTTTACTGCTGCTAACTTCAGCTTGCAATACAGACGGCCCAAAATCAAAACACAACACAACCCAATACAATAACGATGGCAGCATTAAGGCTATTTGGGATGTGCCAGCATTATTAAATGGCTCTATAGAAGATGCAACCAGCAAGCTTGGCACTGGCACAGAGGTTGAGTACCCAAACCTTGCAATAAACACGAAAACTTGGCACAACGGCGACTATTATATAACACTAGACTACAAAACAAGCTCTAGGCGGGTTACAAGTGCATTTATAGGCAAAAACCGCCCGCTAAGCGACTGGCAAGCCCTATTGTACATAGGCAGCCTAATCGGCAAGCAAGGTTACAACACAAAACCCGTAGCATCATTGCAAAACCCATCAAAATATACCGGCTTAGAGGTAGCCAAGCGTTAAAAATACATGTTTAACAGCGCTTTTGTTGCGTAAACACTATGTCAAAAACCCACAAAAAGCAACATTCGCGGGCGTTTGCGCGTGCCTACATGTCAAAACACACCATATTTTCTACCCCTTATTAATGCTGTTTATATGCCAAATAACGCCTTTTTGGGCTGTTTAATGGTGTGTTTCTGTCGTTTTATGCACCACCAACTGCACCACCAACTGCACCACCATTGTGTATTTTTAGTGTTTTAGGGTGGGGCTTGGGGGTGCGTGCGCGGGGTAGTTTTGAAGCCGTTTTGGCAGGCGCATTGTAAGCGCCTATGCCGCATTATTGCTATAAAAGGTGTGTATTTATAAGCTAATGGGTATTACCTGCACGTATTGGTACTAAAAAAGCCCCGCAGGAGGCTTTAAAGGTGTATTAAATGTACTTTTAGTTTACAGGCCACTACACAGGCAAAAAACGGGCTTTTTTACTATTATCGGGCGTTTTAAGGCTTTTTTGCTTATACTCTATTTGTACTTTATGTTTTTACCCCCATATTGGCATCTTCCAGTGCTTTTTCTATT